ATGTACCTTGAGGTCATGCCGAACGGTTCAAAATACTGGCGCCTGAAGTACCGCTTCGACGGAAAAGAGAAGCGGATGGCTCTCGGCGTCTACCCAGCGGTCTCATTGCTTGCTGCGCGCAAAGCGCGTGATGTTGCGAAAGAGCAACTTCGGTCTGGGAAAGATCCATCTGCGGAAAAGAAGCGCTTGGCGGGCGAGAGCGAGCCGGTAGGCGAGCTCGTTAAGCCGCGCACCGTCGCTGACGCATTTGACGAATACGTTAGAAAGGTCTCTCCTCGCAAGACTAGCGGTCGAGCAGAGGGGTTACGCCTGGAGAGATTTAAGGCCGATTTTCCTGATCTAGCGTCTATGCCCTTGGCGGATTTCAAGACGCCTCAACTCGCCGAATGGCGCGATGCCCGGCTTGCTGGCTACATTAGACCAGACGGATCCGCGGCACTGCCGGTATCGTCTTCGTCGGTCAATCGCGAAGTAAATCTGATCCGAAACGTCTTCACAGTTGCCCGTGAAGAATGGCACTGGATGGAGCATAACCCCTTCAAAGGTCTTCGTTTGCCGCCGGAGGGCGCTCCCCGTACCCGGCGGGTAGATCCTTGGAAAGAGGTTCGGCCGCTTGTGCGTCGTCTGGGCTATCGAACTGGCCATGCACCGCAGACGAAGAGCCAAGAAGTTGCATTGGCGTTCCTTATCGCATTGCGAAGCGCTATGCGAGCTGGCGAGATCTTGTCGCTAGGGAAGGGCAACGTCGACCTGAAAAGGCGTATTGCTACGATTAAGCACAAGATGCAGTATTTGACCGGGCGACCGAGAGAGGTGCCATTGACCCGCGGTGCTATTCGCCTGCTAAGGCCGATCGCCGATCGCGACCAATGTTTCACTGTGACATCGGACTCACTCGCTGCGCTGTTCATCAAGGCCAAGAGATCTCTTCAGATCGATGGCCTCCATTTTCACGATAGTCGAGCTGAGGCGCTCACCCGGCTTGCGAGGAAGGTCGATGTTATGACCCTTGCCAAGATCAGCGGACACAAAGATCTCCGAATTCTGCAGGAGCACTATTATCGGGAGACGTCTGAGCAAATTGCGGCACGGCTTTGATGTAAGATTTATAGGGTTCAATCTGACATTCATGGCGTGCACGTCGACAACGTGCCGTTGGGTCAGGGCGCGTCCCGAATGTGAGGTGCTAGACAACCTTCACGCTATGTGTAGCAAAGCACCACGCTTTGTGTTAGCCTCCGCGCAAGCCGATAACTAACCAGTTATAATGAGCAAATTCCTCATCGAAAGTAGTGCGGATGACGACATCGATGAGATCTTCGGTGTAGACGAGGATGCGGCAGCCATGATCCTTGCTGTCCTCGAAGCAATTTCTGACAACGAGCAGCTTCAACAAAGGTTGTTCCGTCATGGTCATCGCAATGTTGCTAACCCTACATTTGACGTCAGCGAAGTTAGTAGTCTCTTCAATCACGACTACGTCGTACTTCGCCTGAAAATCTGGAGCGAGGGCGGAGTCCTCATCCCTTACCGAGCACTGTATGCATATGACGGTCGAACGGAGACCTATCATGTCCTTGGCGTCCTCCACAGATCAATCGCTTATGACCTCGATCACCCAAGAGTCAAGCGATTGCTTGCCGAGTATGAAAGTCTTGGGATTTTCCCCTTCAACTGAAGATGCGACAGCCACCAAGACAGAAGGGTGGATCATTGTGGCCATTCCGGTGACGATGCACTCTCATAGCCCAGCGCTCCAGCAGGCCTCGCATGGCGCAAAAGCGATCTCTGACGTTGTCGGGCGCCATGAAAAGGTTGCGTCCCGGAAGGCTGCGATCGAGCGCGCTCGCATGAGCTTGGCTAGGAGGATTGCCGCGGTGGAAGGAGCGGAGTCGTTGACAAGTATGAGGCTTGCACGTGGCTTATCCCAGGCAGCGCTTGCGGAGAGAGTTGGAACCCAACAGCCATATATCGCGAGGCTCGAAAAAGGTGAGATCCCCAATCTTTCTGCACCGGTAATCAAGAAGCTCCGAGATGCCTTAGGGGTATCTGCGGATCAGATTATTGATGCGCTGACAAAAGCGACATCCTCAGATTCGACCGAATGATGGAAGAAATCACCCTTCTGGAAAGGTCCCTGTCGGCACTCTTCTGTGACGACGTCCGGCATGAGGTAGGCGGGAAGATAACGTTGGTGGGCGTCTACCAAAACGTTGCCCTTTTCCCGACATTCCCCGCTCGCGTAAGCAAGCTTGCCATCTTTGTCACTTGCCATGCGCCGAAAACAAGGCCGTTCAGGTCCGTCAAGATCAAAATATACCGGGACTCTGAATTCCAATCGGAGTCGGAATTTGTTCCTCCCGATGGCGCATGGCAAGCGCCGGGGAATTCTGTGACTATTGCGACCACTTTCATCGCAGAAAGCCTTGATATCGATAAGGAAACGGTATTTAGAATCCGCGCCGTATTCGATGACGGTGAGGTGATAGGATGCCCGGCACTCACATTGAGATCTGCTCAAACAGTGTAATAGTGGGGCGCCGTAAGCTGGCGCTACAGGCTAGGGCGCAAGACTTACGTAACGACTAGATTTGCTACATGCGTTTCTGGAGGCGCATCTTGTGCGACCAATCGGGAAGACTCCGCCACCAGTTGTGAAGCCGACACGGAAATCGTCCGAAGGGGGCGTTTCGCGGAACGATACCCCCTCACCGCTGTAGCAATTTCTTCGCGAGATGAGAGCGGGTGCGGATCACAACCGAAAGCACTAGTCGCCTCGCCTGTTCGGCGGCGGGAGGATGTTGGAGCCGGCAGTAGTCCAAGCCAAGTTAGTTCCTCAGGGCCTTCCGGATGGCGTCGCCAACCAGATTCGTGAACACTTCGCCGATCTTCCCAACCTGATCCTCAATTTCGTCACGGCTGACGATGCGACCGCAGGCGGCGCAGGTGGCTCCGGCAAGTGCAGCAGGCGGTACGTCGCCGTCTGCCCCGTCCTTGATGAACTGATCGCCGCCGCAGTCAGGGCAGCGGATATTCACTGAGCCGATGTTGTGAGTTGTCATAGTTCGTCCCTTTCCGTGTGGTTGCGGTAGCAATAAATTAGCATGGAACAACTGTAACGCGATGCTTTGGAATGAGCCAATGCCGGCGCCCCGTTCGCCGGCGTATCCATCAAGTCATGCTTGCGAAGAAGCTTGCCGCAGCGCGCTTCACAAGATAATTCTGTAGTGTGGTCGCCTCAATACCTGAAAGCGAAAGTTCTATCTGCCCTCCGCGCATGAGGATGAGGCTACCGTCGTTGGCGACCGCGCACGAGAACCCACCGTCTGATCCAGCGTTTGATGATTTGCTTGCGGACGCAGGGTTAGGCGCACTCTTGCGCCTTGGCGCTTCGCCGGGGATATCGAACACACTGTTGCGCGCAGATGCTGCCTTCGTAATCGGTGGCGCGTCGCGCGCCTCGATGGTGCGCTGTTGGATGCGCTCGGCAGCATCAGGCGGCAGTTGCTCAAACAGGTAGTAGGCGTTCTGATTTCTACCATTGTGAAGCACTCTCTCCGGCACGATCCGGTTGCTGCGTATCGCTTTCCATAGCGCGTTCGACACCTCGGTCGGCTCCTTCAGGCCCAGTTTCTCTGCGATCTCAGCTGATGTGATGCCAGGGTGTTGCTTGATCAGTTCTAACATTGCGGCGCGTTTCGTTTGTTGCCTTGGTGCTGGTTTCACTTCTTTGTTCTCCATTCGATATGGCCCATCGTCACCGTGACGCAGGCTGATCTCAGGATAGTTGCTTCTAGCATCGGCTCAAGCGTTTACAATTTGGCGCTTGACGCCGATATGTTGGCGGAATAGGATTTACTCGTCGCTGAGACAACAGCGGCCGGGTTTGGCGACCCGATGTTTCTAGGCGGACGAACCGCCTCAAGGCGGTATTTTTTCGTCCGTAGTATCATCGCACGTACCCAGTTTATGGGTGGGCCATGATAGGGATGCGCTCGCGCGCATGCCGGTTTCCTAGAACGCCGGTTCGCCAACCCTGTCATGTGCCTGCCCACCTCATTTGGCGATGAGTGGCAGGCTCTAACTTGTTCTAGGAGTCCTGATCATGGCTTCAAATGCATCCGCTCGTTCTGAGCAAAAGCGTTCCCCTCATCGATTTCCATTGTTTTCCTGCGCTGGAAGGCGCGCCGCCGAAATCTGGCTGCTCAGCGCGACGATGAGCGCCGGCAGCCTGCGTGATCTTCACTTCCGCAACCTTATCTCCGGGGTCGATCCGATGCCCGGTGACGTCCTGCGCCGCGAAGCGTTCAATGACGCATTCGCACACCGCATTGCTGAGGCTATCGTGCATGCGGAGGTCGATCGTGACTAATCGCGCTGACCAATTCAACCAAGCCCGCTGCGACGCATGGACGGTCTACAACCTCATTGCAGTGCTACATGCGGCGCTGCCCGACGACTCGCTAGACGCCCTGCCAGTGCGTTGCATGCTGAGTCACATCATGGATCTGGCGAAGGACATCCCGGATGCGATTGAGCAGCTTGAACGGGAGGTGGATCGTGGCTAAGAAACCTCTTGCGATGCTCGCGGAAATCCCGTTGGAGCAAACTAAAGAAGTCAAGGAAGCTGGCGAGGCTCCTGCAGCTCTGCCCCTCGACGAATCGTTCTTCGTGGTCGACCAACAACGGATTTTTTACGGGCCGGCAATGACCATCGGGCAGGCGAGGGAGAAAGTCGCTCGAAAAAACAAGCCTGGCGTCGAAATCGTACCTGCATGGCTTGCAATCGACACGATCGCACGTCTTGTGGGGGCCTCACTCACGCGTGTCGAAATCGCGTCTTTGCTCGATCTGATCATTGAGGATTCCTCAGAGGAGGTGGATCGTGGCTAAGCGTATGCTTTCGGGCATCCAACAATGGATTCCGTTCGCCATGACCGCAGGTCGCGAGTCCGAGGACATGCAAGCAGGAAAGACCTATTACGGCGAGCCGCTTTCCGAAGAGACTCAAGCTTGGGCCGAAGCTCGGCGCATGTGCGATTACTTTGGCGGAATTGGCTTCGGCGTCAAACAGATCAACTTTGCGGAGATTTAAAATGCCCCCAATCGGGGGTATTTCATCAAGACGCAGCGCGGGCAGGGCGGCGGCACTTGGCTGCACCCCGACCTGGCCGTTTAGTTTGCTCGCTGGCTTGATGTCCGGTTCGCAAATTGATGCTATAGGCAGATCCGCGGGCCTATCACTGGCGCACATCTGTCTCGTGACCGCACAAGGAGTCCAACAAGGAGCGCAAAAGGATTCCCAAGCGCCTGGATTCGTAACTTCTATGAGGTATTAACGTGGACTACCAGCGTAACGCATTCATCATCCGTCGTGGATCCTCGAGTTCGACTGACCGGAATGAAGAACTCGCGACTGCGGCGTTTGAGCGGCGCCTTATTGTATATTTGGACGAGTGGTCTAATCGCCGAACCTTGGAGGCTCGCGTATATGGTGCGACGCAAGGAGAGCGGCCAGTTCTGATTGGATTTCAGTTAGATGCGGGCTATGGGGTCGCGCCTGAGCAGATCTGGAAGGTTATCGACGACCTGGATCGTGTCCTCGTGCAGCAAGAAACATACGAATTCTGCGAGCGCACGCTGCCGGCACAATACACAAGTCAGGTGCTGAAGTTCCACGCCGTATCGCCAGACACCGATTTGGATATGTCGAAGCACGAAGAGGCCGGAGACTAGGGCCAACGTCCTTACGTTGATCGTTTTGTTACTTTTGGAGAGGCGATGCCGAAGTCGAGTAAGGTACGGAAAAAATCGATGCCCACGTTCACCCGCATGTGGATTGAACGATTCCCATATGAGGCGCTGGCGTCTCGTGACCAACGTCCGGAGATCGCAGACCGCGACCTGAAGGGATCTTTGCCTGATGGGTGTGTGGTGGCGTATGTCGACGAGATCGATAGAACCCACATTATGGAGGCGCGGGCGTACGGGCCGACAACCGGTAATCGGAAGTTGTTGATTGGCTATCAGTTTGCCGGCGCACTTGTGCCTGAGCCGACTTGGAAGGCGGTCGAGCGGTACGACCGCGTTTTCGTCATTGCCCGCGACATTGAGTTCCCGCACAGGACGATTCCGGCCCAGTTTGCTAACCAGTTCACTGGGGTTCCAGTTGTAGCCCCTGAGACCGGCCTCGATCTGACCACGCACGAAGGGGAAGGATATTGAAGTATGAACGGGAAGAATTGAACGGGAGAAATGGGCATGGCCGACAATGTTCGAAGCATTTCGGATAGTTTGGATGCTAAAGAGGGTATCGATGCGGATATAGAGCAGGCATCACAGGGTCTGGTCAAATTCATAGACGAGGATCCCATCCGGTTTGTTAGGTTGGTGTGCGAGGGGATTCTCGGTATAGATCATGGAGATTCAAATCCGTTTCTGGTGAAAAATCCCGGAAGCAGCGATAGATTGAATAATTTCGTTTTGAACACCAAAAAGATCCACGGTGGATTCGCGCAGATAATATTAAGTGTCATACATGCGGATTCGACAGAATCTTTTTTTACTGAGGATTTCATCCCGTTCTTTGATCTAATCGCAGGACAGTTTTCGGCCAGCTTTAAGTTCTTGCAAGGGGAAGAATTTTCTGAGTGTACGGATCTTATGACGGTCATGCATACGCTGCTTGAGAAGTACAGCGGTGACTTGGGGTTTGCCATTGACACGGCTGCTTATAAGATATTCGAGGGTGTCCCGATATATCGTAAGCACGGAAACGATTTCCAGATGCTCGAGTTTGATGACCGGTTGTACGTCTACATTTTCAAGAAAGGGGAATTCTGGGAGACAGGTAGGATAGATTCCGTTCCTGATTGGGTGGAAGGTTTGTACGTCAAGAAGGCGGATCTTGACGCTCACGATGCATACTTCTCCGGGTCTGGTGAACTGACGCCAGACGGACTCGTGCTACGACGTCAGGCACTGTGGAGCACATTAGGAATCAAAGACCAACGTCAGATACAAACGTCGGAATCCGCGCAGAAAGTCCATAACACAAGAATTCTTGACGCCGTGCAGGCTGTGATCGCTCGGTACTATGGATCGCAGTTCAACGAAGCCGATCGGAGCACTTACACAACTCAGGACGTCGTCATCGAATGGCTCAAATCGAACTTCGGCCTTTCTCAGCGCCAAGCCGAAGCGGTCGACATCGTTACGCGACCACGATAGGAAAGTGGGGTGTTTCTCGCCTTTAGGGTGATCTCAGACCTCCGCATATTGCCCTGAGAGTGCCCTGAGGGCTTTAAATCAAGCCATACCAACGTTCACCAAGGAACTGAGTATGGCACCGAAGACAACCGAAGTTACCCGCCCTCAGGCGCTCCCCCTCAACGGGTGTTCGCGCTGGGCGGATCTTGCTCCCTTCATCCCCGTAGGCCGTGAGACGTGGCGAAAGCTGTGCCTTAGCGGCCGCGCTCCCAAGCCAGTCAAGCTGAGCCTCCGTTGCACCGTTTGGAGCAACGAGGAGGTTCACCGCTGGCTAGCGGCCCCCGCTGCCTATTCGGCAGAATCCGTAGGCAAGCAAACGGTCTGAGGCGGCTCTATGAAAGACCGCAAGCACAAGAAATCCAGTGAGCGATTCATCCGTATCCCGTTCTGGGTGATGGATATGCCTGCCTGGTTGAAGTTGTCGTTCTCGTCTCGCGCGCTCATTCAAGACCTTCTCATGCAATACAACGGTAAGAACAACGGAAAGTTGGTTCTTTGCGAGAAGGCCCTGAAGCCGCGCGGTTGGACGAGCACCACCACCGTTACCAAGTGCAAGAAGGAATTGATCGAGCACGGATTCATGATCGAAACACGCAAAGGCGCGAAGCCCAATAAAGCTTCGTGGTACGCCTTGACATGGCTCGGCCTCGACATTCGAGAGGGGATCGACATAAACCCATCAAAGTACCGCACGTTGGCCCAGCGGCAATTTGAAATCCGATCCCCAGAAACTGCCATAGAGAGGTCAAGGATAGTGCCATTTTCTGACGTATTGCATCCCGTCTCTACACCAGAAACTGCCACTATGCGGGCAAAAAGTGTGGGTTCGGCTATGCCATTTTCTGGAGACTATATAGAGGTTGCCATACCTACTGTTTTCGAAGGGGAGTGTGTGCATGTCTGAGACGAGCGAACTGACTCGACGCATTCGGGAACTGGAGGGTCGCCGAGACGTCCTCTGGTCGGTGATGGGCGGCTCGAAATCCGGCGCGAACCTTTACGCATCGTTCCTGAACGGCAGGCGGAAGCCATCTCCGGCGACGATAGCTTTGGCTGAAGCAGAAGGACGCGACCTGATGGCCGAGTATCGCGAACTCCTGGCTCAGAAACTGGCGGCGCATGCGATTGCGAAAGCTCATGCAAAGGCGATCGGAGAAGAACTGCGAGCGCTTCGTGCGCTGGATCAAGCGGCCACGTGCCGCGGCTGAGGAGACCGACGATGTGGCTAAAGAAAGGCGAAGTCCCGATTCAGGTGGCGCAGAAGTTTGCCCTGAGCTGGGATAAGCGGCGCAAGCAGTGGTTTGCGGACGATTCGAACCTCGGTATTCGTGACTGGCTGGCTGGTCAGCAATACCGCGAGAAGGCTCCCAGAGCTGCGCTGCCGGGTTGGAACGGGTCGGGCGAGCTAATCCCTCTCAGCGTGCCTAGGAAAGACGAGGCGGCCGCCAGAACGCTCGGTGCGGAGAAGGTGGGCGGCCGGTGGGCAGTTCGCAAGGGGCTCGGTATCGGGCGTTTTCAGCGGTGGTTGCCATGACTCTCGCGCAACCGACCAAGCTACGCCCTACCGTGATGAAGGTTAGACCGCTACTCGCTGACGCGAATCGCTGGAAGCGCCTTACGCAGCGCGATTACCTGCTGTGGGCTCTCGGAGCGATTCACCGGGCTCAGTACCCAGCGACCCGCGTCGCGGACGCGCGTGAGGTGTTGGAGCGCCTGAACGGCATGGCTGGGGAGTGGTGAGGGGTTGCCGAAATAGCAACCGTTGCTGAAAGAGCAACCCCAGTTGTCAAAACGACAACCGTTGTCAGATCGACAACCCCGTTGTTGAATTAACAACCCCTTCGTAGGGCCTTGGAAGCCCCTTGGAAGGGTAAGAGGAAAAGGACTTTCGACCTTGGTAGAAAGTTTTTTGGGTGGAAGCAGATTCCACTAGGTCTGTAGGACTCCAAACCGTATCGGGGACGGTTCGGATCTGCTGTAGACGGTGCGGCGTCTACGTGGGCGTCGCTGTACCGAACCTGTACAGGGTGTACAGAACCTGTACGGGGGTAGAGAACTACTAATTGTGGCTCTGTGACAGAGCGTGAGACAGAGCGCGGGCGCAGATAAAACGTCGACTGTCACAGGGAGTTCCGCCCGTGTCCCCCGGGACAACGTGGGGACAGGCGCGGGACGCGGTTGACCTGTCACGCGGACAACTGCGTGACAGATGCATTAAGGATGCGTGTGGGAATGCTCCAAGCAGTCCTTGAGACTTCCCACAAAGATGCTTCGATCGTCACCTTCGACCGCACCAAAGGGTGGCTTTAGTGAAGGGTTAGGTTAAGCCTTTGGTGGGCCGAAAGGTTTCATCCAAGGTTATCTATCCGCAGGCTTGATATCGGGCTGGTATCACGATGGTAACGGCGAAGTAACGTTCCGGTAACGCTACGGTAACGGCAGCAGTAGTCCCGATTTGGGACGGTGTGTCCCGATTCGGGACGGGTAAGCGGTACCAAAAGCGGAACAGTTCCGAAAACGGGACTCTCCCAAAGTTGGGACTGTTCGACTGCGTAGCGGTTGCTAGCCGAGTGCTAACACTTGCTTAGCAGATGCCTGGCAACGCAATGCAACGATGTGCAACACGATGCAACGTAAGGCAACGCAGGAGCACGAGCGAGCCGTCGCGAATGTTCGCGAGGATTCGAGCGCACCGGATTTGGCGAGCACGTTTTAGGAAAACCCACGGGTAACCCACCGGATACCCACTGGGTTTTGATTTGCTAACCCAACGATAACCGATGGGTTTTGCGAACTGTTCAACGTATATTGACAGGAGTCTTTATGAGTCGCATCATCCCGTTTAGCTTTGAAAATCACGAAGTCCGCATCGTTGCGGACGATACTGGCGCTCCCTGGTTCTGCGCCAATGATGTTTGCGCGGTGCTGGAGTATTCAAACGCCCGCGACGCTATCGCCAAGCATGTGGATCCGGATGACGTCGCGAAACGCGACACCATCGACTCGCTAGGGCGCCCTCAGCAGACCAACCATATCAACGAATCAGGCCTGTACGCTCTGATTCTCGGCAGCACGAAAGAAGAGGCCAAGCGGTTCAAGCGTTGGGTTACTGCAGAGGTTCTGCCTACCATTCGCAAAACCGGCTCTTTTGGCAAACCGTCAGCGATTAGCCAGACGATCGACGCCACGAAACTCTTCCAGCCGTGTTTCCGAATTGCTCGCCTGATTGGGTGCGACAAGCAAGCCGCGGCGATCAGCGCCAACCAGGCGGTGCAATCCCTTACCGGCACGAATGTTCTGGGACTGCTCGGGCAAACCCATCTCGTAGCCGAGAATCAGGAGTCGCTCTACTACACGCCCACGGAGCTTGGAAAGCGAGTTAGCACATCGGCTCGCAGCATGAATCTGCGTTTGGCGGCGGCTGGCTTCCAAGTGAAAAAGAGCGAGCACTGGGAAATGACTGATGCTGGCCGGCGCTACGGGCGCATTTACGACGCCGGTAAGAAGCAGGGCAGCGGCGTTCCGATCCAGCAGATCAAATGGTCGGTGGAAGTGATTCCGGCACTCGGGATAGATGCCGCGTGAACGCAGCGGTTTCTTATTTTAGATTATCGATTAGTACTACAGATGACAAACGTTAGCCAAGTTTACCAAGCTAGAAAGGGAGAATGAATGGAAAACCAGCATCAGAACGAAAAGCGTCCGAGCCTCGCGCGATAACACGCAGAATCAACCTTAGGAGAAATCGACATGTTCCCGTCAGAAACTGCCCCTGCAGCTGCCTTCCAACAATCTTTCCCCGTCAGTCAAAAGAACATCTCAAATCCAGGGCTTCAATCGCCGACGCTCGAAACGGAGATCTCCGAGCTGCATAACGCGCTGAACATCCTCGACTCGGTTTCCGAATCGCTCGTCGGCGCGCTCTACTCGGTGAGTCACTCCGTCCCGCAGGCGACCGCCGATGCTCAGAAGGCTGCCCATTCGCTGCCGACGGCCCTCATGGAAGTGCGCGCAGCCACCGAGCGCGTTATCCGCATCGGCCAAGTGCTCACGGAAGCCCGCAACCGACTGGCGCTGTAAGTCAAGGCGGAAATAGGCCACTTTTGGCACAAATTTCCGCCGCTTTCACTGGAGACTCTCATGTGCTCAGAAATCGACCCGCGCACGCGCGAAAACCCGGAGGCGGCGATGCTCCATAACGGCTACAGCCAGCGCTGCTCTGATTCGGCGGTTGGGACGCCGGTGGGTGGCGAACAGCCGTGGCCGTGGCCGACCTGCGATGACATCAATAACGTCCGGCCTGTGTCGACGGTCGTTACCGAGGCCATCGCGAACGATCAATTCGAGAAGGGACGCCAAGCCTGGGATCGACTGCAATCCAAATGGGACGCGGAACGTGCTCGGGCATCTGGAGAAGTGCTCGGCTTCGACAGCGAAGCACATCGGCGCTTTATGCGGAGCTTGGGATGACATCTAAATTCTTCGAATTCGTCGCATGGGTGGATTTCATCATTGCGACCATATCCACCGCAAATGGCCATCCGGGCGAGTATACGGTGCTATGCGGAATCTTCCTTTTAATCGCTGCACGGTTGAGGAAGTCTCAATGAACCTATGTTGGCACAAATGGCGCTGGGAAGGCGTCATCCGGGACGAGAAATCTGGCGCATTTTTCCAGCGCGGCTACTGCCCGAAGTGCGGCCGCGCAAAGATTAGGAGGCTGTAATGAAGAAAATCATCATCGCCGCGCTCATCGCTCTTGTGGTGATTTCGGTCGCTCCAGCCGTCATCGTCGCCGCTTTCCTTGGTATCGGAGCGTGGGAAGTTCACCACTTTGTGAAGGACGGCTCATGAAGATCTGTAGAGACTGCAAGCATTGTGTGCCGCCTTTCCATCAGCTCGGTAATTACGGAGGCGAGGATTTATACGCCGTCCACATGTGCAGCCATCCCAAGGCCAACCGTAGTCCTGTAACGGGAGAGCTCACTATTTCGTGTGCGGTCGCGCGCGGCTCAGTTTCTGTGCTTCGCACTGAGGACATTATCTGTGGCGCAGAGGGGCGCCTATTTGAAAAAGCGCCTCCGGCTCCCCCTCAGCCTGCTTTGCTCCATGTCGATCCAGTCGAGCGTCGCATTTCGCTCTGGCAACGCATATTCGGAGGGTAAATGGATCCGCTTACGAAAAAACTACCACGTCCATTCCTTCGAACGGATGGATCAACGGCATACGTATTGTTGCCCGAGTGCAAGTGCAGCTATCGGCGCGGGCCCGCAGGCGGCGTCTGCGGAAATTGCGGGGACGCCATTCCGGAAAGAAATCAGGACGCGTCCGGTCTCGAGAGCGAAGTCTGTCCGAGCCAATTCAACGTCAGCAGTTCCACGCCCAGATTCTCAGCATTGCAGATAAGGGGGAAAGAGTGAGCGAAATGTACATCGACGAAAGTAATGAATGGGATGCCCAGGCCGGTCGGTGGGTTTGGTGGTGCCGTACACGCCGGCTGTTCGCGCCTCCGGTGAAGTCGAACATCCTCGCACGCCTTCAACCACGCCGCGGGCGTTCTGTCGAGCCGGATGCATTTCTCGACGCGGAGATGCCGTTCTTCAACATGGCAGTGCATGCGCTCTGCGAGCACCCCGAGCACGCGCAGGAGGCCGCTGCGTTCGTCGGCGTGAACTGGTACGAGGTGAACATCAAACTATTGGCCCACGAGCAGCAGTGTGCGCGAGGCACGATATACAACCGCGCGCGTCGGTTCGCGCAGCGAGCGCATTCATTGGCTGGGACGATCCGCAAAGTGCAAGAGTCGATGTCGATGCTGGAGTGTTCAACTGAAGCTGAACAAAATACTGTTTCAGTAGATTGAACACTCACGCGTAAAATATGAAGCTATTAGGAAGGCTGGATTGGTGTCACCAGCCTTCTAGCCTACCAAGTTGCGCAAGGGATTTGTTTTTAAGTCACAAGGTGTCCGATGCCGTACTTAAGGCGTTTTTCGGACTACGTCTAGAAACTGTTGGGCAATGGCGGAGCCTTTATAAATAGTCAGATAGTTGATGCCCTTTTCGGTAGTCAACTTGTCGGAGATCCACATTTCGGAGAAACCGGGGTTTGTCTCGCTGAATGTCAGGTCAAGTCTGGTATCAATGTTATTGATGGTTAGCTCTATCCACGAGTGATAGGTAGGTATCGATCTGGTTCCAGCCATAAATCCATCAAAGTCTTTTTGAGCCCTCGGAAGCCAGTTCTGTAGCTCGGCCAGAGCTACCCTTGCGGCAACGCCAATATGGATCTCCGCTGAAGGATGATCCTGCTGAACGATCGGGAGTGCGGCCAGGCTCACGGGCAAACAATTACTTGCCATCCCGTACACGTTAGCGATCTCCTGATTGAACACTTTACTGCGCATCTGTTCGAAGTATGGAAACAGTGCCGTTTCGAATGACATTTCGGTAATTTCCTTCGTGTGGTTTTGGTCGGACTACAGGAAGGACTGTACACGTGCACGGGAATGAATGCCGTAGCCGTGTTGTTATGCATTCTGCCTAAAACAGGCCTCTCAACGGAGCGCGCATTACGGGATTGTTGGCTGGCGCGCAGCCTCAGGACAGTCCCCTCCGTTGAGAGCGAATGCGCGGTTGCTGACCGCGCCGGGGTTGCAGCCCGATAGCCAAGACCGAACGCCCTGCAAAGCGTCACCCGCGTCTTAGGTGCCATGTGCGCCGATTGCCGGATATCAGCACCGGCCGCTCTCGCCAAGTCTCCAGTCACGATGAGAGTCGCGACTTTCGCCCCGTCTGCCTTCCCGGCGCGCGGGGCTTTCTTATTTGAGGTGTCGAAATGGCCGTTCTGACTACCAAGCAGCGCAAGGCAATGCCAGCCAAGGAGTTCGCAGGCGGCAAGTCGAAGGGGAAGTCGGAAGGACGTTTCCCGCTCAATGACAAGGCGCATATCAAGGCGGCTGAGTCGTACGAGCGTTTCGCGACGCCGGCCGAGAAGCAAAAGATCGACGCTGCGGCGAACAAGGCGTTCCCCGATCGCGGCCAGCGCACGGCGAAGCACAACGAGTCGAAGCATCCCGGCTCGCACGACGAGTGGGAAAAGCTTGGCTCGTGATGTTCTGGAAGCTGCTTGTTCGCGTGATCGGCATGGGCATTCTGCTCGCGCTGATCTACGGCCTTGGATGGCTTCACGCGAAAGCAGGCGGTTTGTGTAACTGATTCTGGAGCGCTACCCGGAAACGGGCGCGGCGAAAGATGAAAATGTACTTTGTTCCCGAAGAGCATAAGGAAGCAATGCTCAACGTCCTCAAGAAAATCGAGGGCCGAAACCAAGATGGCGCCGTCTTCTTTGTGACGCAGGAAGAAATGAGCGCGCTCAAGTCCTCGCATTTGATTGACGTGCCAGATCGTCCGGGCGCTTCGGAGTAAGCGCCATGAGCACTGAGAACAGCAACGGAACAGCAAAACGAAAGCCGCGAGGAAAGCCGTTTGCTGCTGGTCAGTCGGGCAATCCCGGTGGGCGGCCGAAGCGCACCGCTGAAGAGCTGGATCTGATCGCGGCCTGCAAAGATCGCACGCCCGCAGCGCTCGCGGTCATCGAGTCGATCATGATGGAAGGCGAGAACGAGCGTAACCGGCTCGCTGCGGCCCAGTCGATCATCGAGCGAGGATACGGAAAGCCGACGGAGAAGATTGAGCATACCGGCAAGGATGGCGGCGATATCGTGACGCAGATCGTCCTTACGTCGCTGGCATGACGACTGCGCAGATCGCCCTACCTCAGAAGCTGATTCCGGTCTTCGAGGGAGAGGCAGACGTTCGCGGCGCCAAGGGCGGTCGCGGGTCAGCCAAGACGCGCAGTTTCGCCAAGATGTGTGCCGTGAAGGGCTACATCTACGGCATGGCCGGCATCAAGGGCATTCTGCTCTGCGCGCGCCAGTTCATGAATTCCCTGTCTGACTCGTCGCTCGAAGAGTGCAAGCGTGCGATTGAGGAAGAAGCGTGGCTCGCTGCGTACTACGAGATCGGCGATAACTACATCAAGTCGCGCGATGGACGTATCTCGTTCGTGTTCGCCGGGCTCGATCGCAACATCGCGAGTATCAAGTCTAAGGGCCGCATTCTGGTGTGCTGGGTCGATGAAGCTGAGCCGGTCACTGAAGAAGCTTGGACAACGCTGATCCCGACGCTTCGCGAGGAAGGCGAGGGCTGGAACGCTGAACTGTGGGTGACGTGGAACCCGAAGCGCAAGGGCGCGCCGGTCGAGAAGCGATTCCCGGTTAATAGCAGCGATCCGCGCGTGAAGATTGTCGTGCTCAATTGGCGCGACAACCCGAAGTTCCCGGCCAAGCTTGAGCGTGACCGGCAGCGCGACCTCGAAGAGCGGCCCGAGCAGTACGACCACATCTGGGAAGGCGGCTACGTCACGGCGCTTGAGGGCGCGTACTACGCCAAGCATCTCCAGAAGGCCAAAGAGGAAGGCCGCATCGGATTCTTCCCTGCTGACCCGCTCATGACGATCCGCCTGATTGCGGACATCGGCGGCACAGGGGCGAAGGCGGACAACTTCGTGTTCTGGGCGATGCAGTTCATCGGTCGCGAGATCCGCGTCGTGAATCACCATGAGGCGCAGGGCCAGCCGATCGACTATCACCTCGCCTGGTGTCGCACGCAGGGCTACGAGCCGTCGAGAGCGCAGATATGGCTGCCGCACGACGGCGAGACGCAGGACACGGTCTATGACGTTTCATATGAGTCCGCGCTGCGCAAGGCTGGCTACAAAGTGACGATCATTCCGAACCAGGGTAAAGGCGCAGCGATGGCGCGCGTCGAGCGCACACGTATCGTGTTCCCGCAGATCAGATTCCACGAGCAGACAACAGAAGCAGGCCGGCTTGCACTCGGCTGGTATCACGAGAAACGCGACCTCGACCGCGGCATCGGACTCGGGCCCGACCACGATTGGGCGTCGCACAGCGCAGATGCGTTCGGTCTGGGCTGCCTGATCTGGGAAGAACCGAAGACCATGAAACCGCTTCAGTACGGCAAGCTGCCTATTGTGTGAAATGAGCACACTACCTAGCATCGCCCGAGCAAAACCGCAGCCATTCGGGATCGTCTACTTAGTGACGTGCTCGAAAGATGACCGCGTATACATTGGGCAAACGCATAGAACCGCGAAAAGCCGCTGGACGCAACATCTCTCGCATGCGCGGTCTCGTGCCACCTCAATGAGACTGCATGCCGCGATAAGGGAACACGGCGCGGAAACTTTCTCGGTGTCCCATATTGCATCCGCGTGGCGCGCCGGTGATTTGGATGAGTTGGAACAGATTCTTATCGCTCAATATGACTCGGAAACGCACGGTTACAACACCGTTGGGCCGAAGTTGATAGCGACGCAGAAACAGTTGATGACTGCGCTGAACCAAGCTGTAAAGAGGCTTGGGGCGGAAGCGGTGATCGCCCTTCTTGACCGCGCATAGCGCATCTTTCGATGAGCAGATCTGCACAATGGACAATCAGCACAAGCAAATCAAAGGCTACCGCGATCTTTCCCAAGAGGAGATCGACACGATGAATGCGGTAAAGGAGCGCGCTGCGATGGTTGGCACGCTCGTTGAGCATCTCGAAGGCATTTCGACGTGCGATCAGCGGTGGGTAGCGATTGCCAAGACGGATTTGCAGAAGGGATTTATGGCTCTCGTGCGTTCGATCGCGCAGCCGACGACGTTCTGACCGTGAGCATCGCTCTCTGGGCTGACATCGACGCGGCGAAGAAGCGCATCGAGGAACTGGAAGCCGAGCTCGCGCGTCAGGCGGCGGCCAATCTCGTGCTCACGCATCGAATCGAGCAGATCGAACAATGGATCGCGGCGCGCAAGCCCGGCCCGAAGGCAAAGGAAGCGTGATGGCGAAGACGATCAGAGAGAGCATTGCAGATCTGGAAGAGTCTTTGTACAAGTCGCAAGTAGCCTTGGCTGCAGCTCGCGAACGAATCTCCATTTTGGAGGGGTCTTTGGCAGCCATCGATCTGCTTGCGCAGCGCGTGAACAGGTTCGAATCACAAGTCGAACTCCTGGTGAAGATGATCGCGGAGATGTCCAAGCATGGCTGAGAAGATGACGGACGCCGAACTGCTGGCGCAAATCGGTCAGTACGAAAAGTCAGCGCTCGGCTCAAGCGTCTCTGTCGGCCCATCTGTTGGCGGCAGCGTCAAGCCAGCCGGACAGACGATGACGACGCTCGAAATCGACCGTTACAACGCGCTGAACGCGTATTTCGCTCGGCCGCTGGGCAACGAGATCGACGACCGCTCGCAGATCGTCATGCCAGAGCTGCGCGACACGGTCGAGTGGATCATGCCGCAGTTGATGCGCATGTTCGTTGGAAGCGGCAAGCCGGTGCAGTTCGATCCGGAAGCGCAGGGCGACGAAGATCAGGCCGAGATCGAGACGGAGGTCGTGAATTGGGTGTTCATGCGCCAGAACAACGGCTTCATGATCCTGCACGACTTCTTCAAGGACGCGCTCCTGCTGCGCAACGGTTACATCAACTCGTACTGGCTGAAGAAGCGCAAGACGAGCGTCGAGAGCTATACCGGCCTCGACCAAATCGAACTCGCGATGCTGTTGCAAACCGAGGACGACATCGAGATCCTTGAGCAGGATGAGAAGCAGGTTCTGATCATTGGCCCGCAAGGCCCACAGGAATCGACCACGTTCGATATCAAGCTGCGACGCACGACGATGATCGGTCAGGTGAAGGTCGATTGCGTCCCGCCCGAAGAAATGCGCGTGTCGCCTCAGGCGCGCCACAACTTCGACGAATCGCCGTTTGTCGAGCACGAGTGCAAGAAGCCGCGCTCCGAGCTGATCGAGATGGGCTTTGACCGTGCGACGGTCGAGGGCATCACGATCGCTACGCCCGACTGGCTGGATCTGATCGCGCTGGCCCGGGATGAAGTCACCGACCAGCTGAGCGAGGAAGAGCCGAGCGACCCGGCAAGCCAGCTTGTGAGCGTGCGCACGGTATTCATCCGTGTTGACTACGACGGCGACGGCATCAGCGAACTGCGCCGTGTGATCGTGGGCGGCGACAAGATCCTCGACAACGACGAGGTGGAAGAGGTCAGCTTCTCGTACTGCTCACCCATTCGTATGCCGCATCGGCACGTGGGCATCAGCTATTACGATCTGCTGTACGACCTCCAGGTCATCAAGACCACGCTGTTCCGGCAGGCGCTCGACAACCTCTATATCTCGAACAACCAGGGCTACGCGGTTGACTGGCAGAAGGTCAACATGGGCGACCTGATGACGTCGCGCCCAGGTCGCATCGTTCGTACAGAGGGCGCCCCGGAAGGCATCATCATGCCGCTCTCGACACCCTCGAACATGATGAGCCAGGTCGTGCCAGCGCTCGAATACTGCGATCTCCAGCGCGAGATGCGCACTGGCATCGGCAAGGACACCATGGGCGTTGACGCGGACGCTCTGCAGGACGTGACGAAGGGCGGCCAGCTTGCGGCCATGAGCGCTGCGTCGATGAAGGTCGAGCTCGTTGCGCGTCTGCTCGGAGAGGGCGTGAAAGACGTCTTCCAGAAGATCCACGGACTGTTGCGTCGCCATCAGGACAAGCCGCTCACGCTCAAGCTGACAAATCGATGGGTCGAAGCGAACCCGGCTGACTGGCGCGAGCGCACCGAATTGATCCCGAACGTGGGTCTCGGTTCCGGCAATCGCGAGGAAGCGCGCCAGAACGTTGTTCTGCTCGGTCAGGCGCAAAGCCAGCTCGCGCCGTTCGGTCTGGTCGGCCCGAAGCAGGCTTACGAGACGTTCAAGCAGGTCACGCATCTCCTTGGCTTCGAGAATCCGACGCAGTTCGCCATGGATCCCGATTCGCCCGAGTATCAGCAGGCGATGCAGCAGAAGGCTCACCAGCCGCAAGACCCACGCATCGCTGCGGCTCAAATGAAGGCGCAGACCGATCAGCAGATCGCGCAAATGCGCTTGCAGGGCGAACAGGTCAAAGCGCAGGCGCAACAGCAACAGGCGCAGGCCGAACTGCTGCACGGCGCACAGCAGGGCGCGCAGGATCGCAACGCGCAGATGGCGCAGATCAGTTCGCAGGAATGGCAGACCGTGGTCAAGGTCATCGGCCAGATCGTGGCGAGCCAACTCAAGCAGGATGCGACGGCAGATGCTGGCGCGATGGTCAACCAGGACGTGAGCGAGGTGCAGCGTGGAAGTTAAGACACTCCAAACAAAGCCTGTTTTTTTAACGCGGGAACATGTTGCTGAGATGCATGATCGCATTGCAGATAAAGGCGTCGAATACTGCCGAAAATTTCGGCAGAAATTGGCCCAAGCGGTGCCGGATTTGACATCTTTCGATAAAGCGATGGCGGAGCGCGGGATTTATTTCCATGGCTGAACAAGACGAGGTGGTTCTCGGCGGCCGCGCCGCGCAAGTGCTCGACTCGACCGTATTCCTCGAAGCCAAGAAGCGTATCCGCGACGGCATCGAAAGCCAGATGCTGGCCGTGCCGCTCTCCGACCAGACCATGCACACGCGCCTGATTGTCGCGCTTCAGGTCTGGGGGCAAATCGAGAAGTACCTCGAACACATCAAGCAGACCGGCGAGATTCGCCAGTTCCAGATCACGCAGGAAGAGGAGCGCAAGAAGCGCTTCAATTTGTTTGGCTAATCCACGGAGCCACATTATGAACATGGCCGTTCAAACCGCACGCAGCGACGACGAGCAACTCGAAGACATGATCCAGCTTAAGGGAAAGACCGCTGCGCGCGTGACGCCGGCGGACATCGAGGCGGCTATCGTGAGCGAGGAGTACTTCACGGCGGCGCACGGCGCGGAGCAGGTGCGCGGTCTGGAGGGACGGCAGGATGCGGTGCCAGATCCACTGCGACTTCTGACGTTCTGTGTGCTCGTGCTGCGCAACGGCTTCACGGTGACCGGCGAGAGCGCATGCGCATCTCCCGAAAATTTCGATGCTGAAATCGGCCGCAAGATCGCGCGCGACAACGCGAAGAACAAAATCTGGCTGCTCGAAGGCTACTTGCTCAAGCAGCGGCTGCACGAATCCGCGTAACCCGATCCATTCCCGCAGACAGGGCCTCCATCGCGAGGCCCTTTTCTTTTTGAGGTCAGCAAATGAGCGACGTAGCCGCAACGACTACCCCGAACGTGGGCGCCGTAACCACCGAAGACGCGTTCCAATCGTTCTACGACAACGGCGGCATGGATGACCGCCCCGAAGATCAGAGCGCGCAGGGTGGTGCGGCTGCGCCTCAAGCCCAAGATGGCGCTCAGGCTGCGCAGGAAGGCGCACAAACGTCCCAGCAGGCCGATCCCGCAGCGCAGGCGCAAGACGACAACACGCCGACGTACGGGAGCCTCAACGAGCTACTGACGGCCCACAAGATCGACCCGCAATCGGTCATGGGGCTGCACGTTACCGCGAAGATCGACGGGCAGGAAAAGGCTGTTCCGCTATCCGAAGTGCTCGCGTCGTTCCAGCTCCAGGGCCACGTCAATAACAAGTCGATCGAACTGAGCAACCAGCGCACCGCGTTCGAGCAGGAGCGCCAAGCTGTGCGCACGCTCGCGCAGCAGCAACTCCAGCAGAACCAGGCGCTCGGCAATCTCGCCCAGCAAATGCTGAACCATGATTTCCAGCGCATCGACTGGAATGGCCTGCGCGCGAACAACCCGGCCGAATTCGCCGCCCTGCAAGCCGAATTCCAGCAGCGACAGCAGGGCATCCAGCAGTACATGGGCCAGCTTCAACAGCAAGCCCAGCACGAAGAACAGCAGCGGCAACAGACGCTTCAGCAGTCTGTCGCCGCGGAGAACGAACGCTTGATGAATCTGCGCCCGGAATGGCGCGACCCGGCGGCGTTCACAAAAGACCGGCAGCAAATGACGCAGTACGCCCGCAGCCTTGGGTTTCAGGACGCCGAGCTAGGCCAGATCTTCGACCACCGCTACATGCTGATCCTGCATGATGCGGCGCGATATCAGGCTCTCCAAGCGGCCACTCCCGCAGCGCTGAAGCAGGTTCGGCAAGCACCTCAAATGGTCGCCCCGGGATCTCGGACGGACGTCAGCCCACGCGAGGCGCAGCGCAAGAGCGTTGTCGAACGCCTCAACCGAAATCCGCGTGACCAGGACGCCCAGGCAGCGGCGTTCGAGTTCTTCGCGAACCAGTAAAGGAGAGCGGCCATGACCGTCCCGAGCAATACCTATCAGACGTACACGCAGACGAACATTCGGGAAGACCTCTCGAACCTGATCTTCAACGTTGACCCGTTCAAGACGCCGATCCTGAACATGACGAAGAAGAACCGGGCGACGCAGGGCAACCACGAATGGGATACCGACTCGCTCGCCGCCCAGAACCTGTCGAATGCGCAGGTCGAAGGCGACGATCCGACGTCGCAGGTTCTCACGCCGACCGCGCGTATGGGCAACTACGTGCAGACCTCGAACAAGGTCGTCCAGCTTTCGGGCAAGGGCCAGGCAGTTGTGGCCGCAGGTGGCTCGAACAAGATGGGCTATCAGCTCATGAAGAAGTCGAAGGAGCTGAAGCGCGACATCGAGGGCATTCTGACCTACAACCACGCCAAGGCGGCCGGCAACAGCTCGACGGCTTCCACGACGGCGGGGCTGCCCTGCTGGCTGGCGACGAACACCGTGTTTCAGACGGGTGGCTCGCCTTCGGGCGCCAATCCGTCGCTCGCCGCCAACGGCTGGACGGACGGCACGAGCACGCGCACGTACAACAGCGTGAAGGCGGCGATCACCGAAGCGATGGTCAAGCAGGTACTTCAGAAGATCTACACCTCCTCGGGCGAATCGCCTGAGTACGGGGTCGTCTCCCCGGTCAACAAGCAGAACATCTCGGCGTTCGCTGGCCCCGGCACGCGTTTTATCGAGGTCGAAGACAAGACCCTCAAGACCGCAGTCGACGTGTACCAGTCGGACTTCGGAGACGTGAAGATCATCCCCGACATCTTCCTCGCTCAATCGGGTGACTGCTTTTTCATCAACCCGGACTATCTGCGCGTTGCGTACCTGCGTCCCTTCCAGACAATGCCGCTCGCGAAGACCGGCGACAGCGACAAGAAGATGCTGCTCGTGGACTACGCGCTCGAAGTGGGCAACGAGCACGCCCACGGCGCGATTTTCGACACGACCGGCTAAAGCGGTATCGATCTCCATCATGGCTTGGGCGGCTTCGGTCGCCCTTTTTTATTTGAGGAATCGAAATGTCCTGGACACCTCTTAGCCCGTGGCGGCCCATCCCCGGCACCGGTCAGAACCTCGCGATTGGAGCAACGTCAGTCCTCTCAGCAGCATTCAACCTCTATACGCAAGCCGTGCAAATTTCAGCGATCGGCGGCAATTGTCACGTGCAGGTTGGGCAATCGCCAACAGCAGTTGCGACCGACATGCTGGTGAAGGCAAGCGATCCGCCATACATCGTGCGCGTGGAAAACGGCGCAAAGATCGCCGTGATTCAGGACGGTTCTTCTACTGGCACGCTGAACGTCATCGAGGTAACGCACTGATGAAAACGACCATCCACGAAGAAGACGACAAGGTTCACGTCCAGTACTCGGAGGACGTTCAAGACGTCCTCGACTACGCCCACGACAAGCGCGTTCAGGAAGGCGAGTTCGAGAAGATGGGCGAGTTCAAGCAGGTCATGCGCGTGCCGCAGTCCGTGATGCTCGACATCAAGATCAAGTACGGGTGGGACTTCATGCAGAAGGATCACTGGCCGATGGTCATGAAGATCCTCAAGGGCCCCGAGTACGCGAAGTTCCGCACCACTAACCGGGTGATCTGACATGCAACAGTACCGCGACAGCCTGGCGAATACGGCGAGCGGCCTGCCGCTGGTTGGCGCGACCGTGCAGGTCAATCTTTATCCGGCTGGCACGCCCGCGACGATCTATTCGGACAACGGCGTGACGCCGATTCCCGGCGGGACGCTCACCACCGACGCCAACGGACGATTCTCGTTCTATGCGCCCAACGGGCATTACCAGTTGGTGATAAGCGGATCTGGCATCACGACGCAGACGATCAACGACATCATCATCCTCGACATGCTTCCTGCGGATCTTTCCACGAGTCTGCCTGGCACTCCTGGTCAGCCGTGGAATAACGGCGGCGTTATCTCGGTGTCCTGACATGATCAGAAAACTGAAGCTATTCCTGCTGGCGCTCCTCGTGCCGGCGATCGCGCTCGCCCAGAGCTATCCGAGCCCGACGTTCAATAACGTGACGGTGCAAGGTACGCTCTCGGTGTCAGGGAGCGTCACGCTCTACGGGATTACGGTTCCCTCGACGGGAAATTTCTACGCTGGGCAGGGCGCGAGCATTTCGCGCATCAGCGATCGACTCTTCATCGCAGGCGCCACAGCAAACAATGGCACCCAGGTTGCAAGTCAGCCGGACTGGCTGACGCAGTTCCAGATCTCGACCGGTCGTACCGGTGGGTTCATCCAGCTTGCCAGTTTGGCCGTGCTGAATGGCGTGAACCCTCAGAACAATAATGCGTTCGTCACCGCTACGCAGTCGCAGTATATGAACTACGCAGGTGGTGTTATTGGCGCGCTGGCGATAGGCGTCAACAACAACACGAGTTATTCCACGAGCGCTTGGGGCGGGTATAACGAAGCCTATCGAATGTCGGGTACGACAGGCGGCGCATACGGGCTCGAACTGGATACCGTCAATTATGCTGCGGATACCGTAACCGACCCGTATCAGCAAGCACCCGGGCAGGTTATCGCGCTGCAACTTGCCGCTGGTGCGGAACTGCCTGCGACGGGCCAATATCCCAGCCAGGCTGCGATCAATATCCAGAATAATCACAGCACATTTGACACTGGCATTGTTTTCGGCAGCAATTCGCTAACCAGCGGTCTCGCTATCGCCTTTTCATCGGGACAGCGGATGCAATGGTTTGGCAGCGCGGGGACGCCGACCTCATCCATTGTCGGCACAGGCACAACGCAAGCGGCGGGAATTCAGCAGAATTTCAGCGATAACTCGGTCAAATTCAATAACGCTACGAGCAACGGCATATTCAGCATCGCTGGCGTGAACAGCGGCGTGAATGGCCTCACGGCAACGGGCTCCGCTACTGGCGTGGCTCCCCAGCTGTCCGCAACTGGTTCCGATACGAACATCGGGATTCAGCTATCGCCAAAAGGTACAGGAGGCGTTTTCGCTAACGGCCCTACGACGGTTACCTCGTCAGCAACCAGCGGCAATACGCTAGCACTTAGCGCGACCAGTAACACGGGAAATGGCGCGCAGATCTTCTTTGGCGGTAATGGTGCGACAACGCCGAACAAATACCTCAGAGTTCTGAGCGGCCATCTCCAGTGTGTCAACAGCGCGCAGAGCGCGGTCATCTGCGATATGGATGACTCGGGGAATATAACCTTCGGAGGTCGTCTCACTTCCAGCGGAATTGTAGGCACGACCAGCGGCGGCACTCCAAGCGCTGGAAGTGTTGGCGAAGTCATCAGCGCGACGTTCAGCGCCGTCTCGATGACGAACAACACGGCGCAGAATCTGGCGTCGATCACGCTGACGCCAGGTGATTGGGACGTGCAGGGCGCGGTGATCTTCCAGGCGGCGGCAACAACGACGCTCTCAGCGGTGGTGGCTGGAATCAGCACTACGTCGGCGACGCTTCCGGCGCTGGGCAATTATTACCAACTGACAGCGAATTTCCCGACGAATGCGTCCGCATCGGCCATTCCTCCGGTTCAGCGTATCAACGTCACTACCAATACGACTGTGTATCTGGTTGGCCTCACGTTATTCGGCACGAGCACACTCACCAGTACCGGCTTTATCCGCGCGCGTCGGGTGGATTGAGCGTTCCATGATGATGCATAGCCGCGCTTTAATTTACGGGGTGATTTAATGACGATCTTCGTCCCCGCCGCCTATCCGTCTCAGTACCCGCTAGATGCGGTACGCGATTACCAGACGCTGCAACAAGCGGTTCTCAACTGGTTCGCGCGCGCTGGTGACACGAATCTTGGTGGGTTCATCGACTACTTCATTCAGGTAGCAGAAGAGCGCATCTATCGGGACATCTTCACGCAGAACAAGGGATCTGGCGTAGCCCCTCTGGAAACGGCTATCAGCACCACGATCAACGCGAACGGTGTCGTGCCGCTGTCGGTGATGCCGGGCTATCTCGGGATGCACCATCTTCTGGTGAGCATCGACAACTGCACGTTCGAGCTGATCCGCAAGAATCCCGAGTACATCTACACGAACCACTCGTTTCGCGCGCCATCCGCGCCGCCGCAATACTTCGCGCGAGAAGGTCAGCAAATCATCTTCGGGCCGTTCCCAGATAGCGCTTATGCAATCACAGGCATCTATTGGCAGCGCTTTCCGCCGCTCTCCGCGACGAATCCGGTTTCGTGGATGACGCAGACGGTGCCGCTGCTGCTTTTGCAGGCGTGCAATGCCGCAGTTGCTGCGTTCCTGAAGGATCAGGAGGCGCTCCAATTTTGGGAGCCGTCGTATCAGCAGACGCTCGCTTCGTTCCTGCTGGCCGACCGCGCTGAGTCGTGGTCTGGCTCAGCCCCTTCCATGGTGGCTGGATAATGCAACTGCCCATCGCCGATTACGCGCCGGATCTCCCGCCGAACAACGCGAGCGGCGCGTCGGGAAACATCGTCAATCTCTTCCCGCGCACGAAAGAAAGCTGGGGCCCGGTTGGCACGCTCTCGACGTTCAATCAGAGCGCGCTAACGTCGCAATGCCTCGGTGCCTTGACGGCGATCGACAGCGGCGCGAACAACTATCTGTTTTGCGGCGACGCAGGCAAGCTCTACGAGTTCGCGCCGGGAGGCACGGCCTTCGTGAACGTGAGCAAGTCGGGCGGTTATACGGTGCCGCTGGGTGAGAAGTGGAATTTCACGCAATACGGCCAGCGCGTGATCGCGGCTGCTTTCGGGCAGAACCTTCAGTCGTTCGTGCTCAATTCGAGCACAGCATTTGCCGATCTCGCCGGCTCGCCGCCCCAGGCGCGCTACATCACGACGATCAAGGATTTCGTGATGGTCGGCAACACGTTCGACGGTACGAACGGTGAGCAGCCGCAGCGCGTTCAGTGGTGTGCGATCGACGATCCGACGACATGGCCCGCTTCGGGAAGCGTGACGGAAGCGCAGTTGCTCGCTGGCTCGCAGATTATCCCTGGCGATCAGGGATGGATCATGGGGCTCGTCGGAAACCTGGGTAATGCAGACGGTGCCGTGTTCTTCGAGCGCGCGATCTGGCGTGTCGTGTTTCAAGGTTCGCCGACCATATTCGGCTTCTATCCGGCGGAAGGTGTGCGCGGCACACCAGCGCCCAAGTCGATCGTGCAACTCGGCGCGCTTGCCTATTACCTGGGCGAAGACGGCTTCTATGCCTTCGACGGATCGCAGTCGATCCCGCTTGGCGTCGATCGAGTCGACAAGACCTTCTGGGCCAACGTGAACATGGCCTATCTGTACAACGTCGTTGGGGCTGTCGATCCGATCAACCGCCTTGTGATGTGGTTGTATCCGTCGAATTCCTCGTCGAACGGGGTGTGCGATTCGCTGCTCGTGTTTAATTGGGCTCTCAACAAATGGGGCTTTGCACAGGTCAACGCCGAATACATTTTCCGCGCGATCACGCAGGGTTACTCGCTCGATTCGCTAGACAGCACCGGCTATACGCTCGACACGCTGCCGTTTTCGCTCGACTCGCGCGTGTGGGCTGGCGGCCAGATCCTGATGGGGGCGTTCAATCCGTCGCATCAGCTCTCATACTTTACCGGTACGCCGGCGAACGCCACTGCTGACACTGTGGAACTTGAGCCCTTCGGTTCGCAAGGCAAGCGTGCGTATCTCTCATCGGTGCGCCCGATGATTGATGGTGCAGCGCCGACGGTTCAGATCGGCACGCGCAACCGACTGATCGACGCGCCGTCGTTTTCGAGTTCGAGCGCTGTTAACGCCAACGGGGAGTGCCCGGTGCGTGCCGATGCCCGCTACATGCGCGCGCGGATCCAGACGAGCGGCTCCTTCACGCACCTGCAAGGCGTGGAGATTCCGGAAGACTCGATCCACATGTCTGGGCGCCGATGATGCAAAGGGGCTATCAGGCAGTTCCGTTGATGCTCCCGAACGAGAAGGAGCATCGTCGGCAGATCGCGCAGGCAGTGAATAACCAGCTTGGCGGGAAGCTCAATGCAACTGCGAGCGTCACGCTGACGCCAAGCGCCACGAGCACGACGCTGACCGATTCAAGGATCGGTGCGAACACCTTCATCGGATTCACGCCGCGCACGCTCAATGCCTCGACTGCCTGGATCTCCGGGCTGTACGTGTCGGCCAAGAAAAACGGGCAGGCGACGATCACGCACGCCAGCAGCCCGAATACAGACCAGACGTTCGACGTCCTTCTCATCGGCTGATTACATGCTCTACGGCATTCAAAAACACCTCATCGATGAGGTGTGGGACGAGGTTCGTCCGTGGATTGCTGCTGCGTGCAAAACCTCGCGCGGCAAATTCGACGAAAACGATATCCGCATCGAACTTCTGGAAGGAACCAATCAGCTCTGGATCTGGCGCACCGAAACGGCCTACGCAGTGGGAGTGACGTGCATCGCGAATTACCCGAAACAGGCCGTTTGCCAGATTCGCATCGTCACCGGCCGCAATCGCGCCGAGTGGCAAATCCCAGCCATGCAAACGATGGAAGCGTGGGCGAAGGCCAACGGTTGCGCAGCCATGGAATTGCAGGCGCGGCCGGGTTGGTGGCGCGGGTTTCTACATCGCCTTGGCGGCTACGAAATGACTCACCTCTATGTGGAGAAGCGACTGTGATCCGCAACCCTCGACAACTCCACCTGATGCGCCTCGGGCTCGTCATTGCCAATGGCGGCGGCGGTGGGAACACCACGAGCAACACCGTTGCGACTCCATGGACGGGGCAGCAGCCCTATCTCTCCAGCGTGTTCGGAGGGGCCTCGAACACGTACAACCAGTTCGCGAGCAATCCTTCGTCTTCCGTCGCAGGCTTTACGCCGATGCAGCAACAGGCGATGCAGGACACCCAGAATGTCGCGAATGGAACGCAGTTCGGACAGGCGGCTAACGTCAACAACTCAGCCGGCGCGTACGCCAACAATCTGCTCAATGGGCAGTACCTGAATTCGAATCCGGGGAATTCGACTTTCAGCGCGATCGCGAACGGCTCCAACAATCCCTACACATCGAGCGCGATGGATGCGGCGAATAGCGCTATCACGCGTGCATACCAGACCGCCACGGCCCCGCAGACGTCGAGCGCGATGGAAGCCTCTGGCCGATACGGTTCGGGTGCCTATCAGAACGCCGTGAGCCAGAATCAGCAGGATCTCGCGACGCAACTCGGCAATACCGATGCAAACCTTGCGAACACGATGTATCAGCAGGGGATCCAGAATCAGCTTGGGGCCGCGCAAGGCCTGTCGAGCAACTACAACACGGCGGCGCAGCAGCAGCTCGGCGGGTTATCGATGGCTCCGAACATGGTCAATTCGATCAACTCGGCGGCCACGAACCTCTACAACATGGGCGGCAATCAGCAGGCGCTTCAGCAGTCGCAGATCAACGCGCCGTGGCAACTGCTGAACAACTACTCGAACCTGATTCAAGGCCAGTACGGCGGCAACACGAGCACGTCGACGCCTTACTACACGAACAACCTTGCCGGCGCCATGGGTGGCGCGCTCGGCGGTGCTGCGCTTGCGGGTTCGTTGGGCGCGAGTCCCGCTTATGGCGCGGCCGCAGGCGGTCTGATGGGCTTGCTCTAAGGGGAAATAGATGAGCGCATTTGGTTGGCTTCTCCCGGTTGCGGCCGGCATTGGCGGGGCGGCGCTCGGCACGCTCATGGCTCCTGGTGCAGGAACTGCTGCCGGCGCGTCTGCCGGCGCTGGCGCGGCCGGCGCAACGGGTGCCGTTACCGCGGCTGGATCGGGTCTTGGCGCGGCGCTCGGCGGCGGCGCGGCTGGTGCTGGCATGGGGACTGCAACAGGCGCTGGAATGGGTGCCGCTGGCGCTGGAATGGGAAGCGCGCTTGGCGCAGCACCTGCTGGCCTGTTCAGCGGTTTGCTCCCGGGTGGCGGCATGATGGGCACCGCGAGCGGCGCGCTCGGGGGTGGTCTCTCTGGCGCAACGGCCGGCGCGGCTCCTATTGGCGGCGCATCCATGGCGGGAATACTGGGCGGCGGGATGAGCGCCCAACAGGCGGCAATGCTCGGTCGAGCTGGAATGGGGCTCATGCAGCAGAGCCAGCAACAGCCGCAGGCTCAAGCGGCAGCCGCGCGCCCGATGGCTTTCGGCAACGCGCCTCAGCGCAATCCGCAGATCGCGCAGCCGATGCCGTACGCGCAGGCGCTTCAGCAGCAGCCTCAGCAGTTCGGCTTTGGCTCGCTGCCGTACGGATACATGGGGGCATGATATGGCCGGTCTTTTCGATCCCACCGACCCGACGGCAGGCGGTCTGATGAGCGGCTTTGCGCCGTCGCAGGGGATGCCAGGTGTCATGGGCATGCTCGCGAATCCGCAGACCGCTGGCCTGCTCGGTATGGCAGGCGGTCTGTTGCAGGCATCCGGCCCGTCGCGCCTGCCCGTGACGAATGGCATGGCGCTCGGTAGCGGCCTCCAGGGCATGCAGCAGGGTATCGGCAACGCGATGCAGAACCAGCGTTCCATGCTCACCATGCAGGCCATGCAGGGTCTTCTTGGGGGCAACGGCGGGGCTACCGCACCTCAATCGCCCGGAGCGTCCATGTCGAGTTTGGGTGGCCCGAATTCGATGATGCCGGCCACGATGGGCGGTTCTGGCGGCGTGCCGGATGGTTCGAGCGGGGGGGGCGCGCCGACACCGGGCGGCGCATCGATCTTCGGCCGCACGCCTCAGCAGCTCTGGAATCAGGGGATGCTGATGAACATGGCCGGGATCCCAGGCGGTGCGGACATGATGAAGATGGCCGCGCAGTACGATCCGACGCTTCAGGCTCAGATGCCTACCGACATCACAAAGATGGGCGTGCAGGGGGGTATGACGCCGCAGCAGATTCAGGCGGCCAACGTTGCTGGCGTCAACAAGGCGAATTACATCGCGCCAGTGAACGCACGTCCCGGCTCGATCCTGCGTGATCCGCTCACCATGCAGCCGATGGCGTTCAACCCGAACATTCCGGCCGGCGGCACGCCGGTTTTCGATGCGTCGGGAAATGTGGTCGGCATCAGCTCGATTCCTGGCGCGGCCGGCGTGACTTCAGCAATGGCCGCAGCCAAGACGGCTGGCGAAGGTACCATGCTGCCGTATTCCGGATTTGACGCGCAGGGCAATCCGCTCCCCGTCACGAACCGTACAGCGGCTGCTACGCAGGGTGGCATTGGATCCGCACCAACGTTGTCGGGAATTTTCGCGCAGCAAGAGTCGAGCGGTGGCAAGACGGCTCCTGATAACCCATTTCAGATTCAGCAGGGCACATTCAACCAGTACGCACAACCAAGCGAGTCGTGGAGCAATCCTGCAGATCGAAGTGCGGTCGCACAGCGCGTGCTCGCTGGATATAGTCAAAAGTACGGCGGCGATCTTGGGCGTGTGGCTACGGCTTACTTCTCTGGTGAAGGCAATGTTGCGCCAGCAGGCAGCCCGACGCCGTTCATCAAGAATACCGCGGACAGTAATGGGAAAACTGTGGCCTCGTATGTCGGTGACATTCTCGGGCGAGCGGGTGGGTCTGGATTTGGCGGTTCACCTTCGGCTGGAGGCGGCCAGATTTACGCTTCGCAGCCAATGGGAGCAAGCACTTTCGCGCAAGGTCAGGTGCAGCAGATGCAGAGCCGCTGGAATGCGCTCCGAGATCAAAACGCATCGGCTCAGACCGTGATCTCGCAGCTTCAGAATATCTCGTCACTTGCTCCGAGCGCGATTACTGGCGCCGAAGCCGACAAGCGCGCATATGTGAATGGGTTGCTGTCGTTAGTTGGCGTCCCTGGCGCGCAAGATGCGAAGACGGCGACGGATCTGCTCGACAAGTACAGCAACCAGATCATCGCGAAGCTCGGTCAAGGTGGGCTAGGCACCGACGCCGCGCGCTCAATTGTCTCGGCTGGCAATCCGAACGCTCACATGACGGTTCCAGCAATTCAGGAGGCCGTGCGCAATCTGAGCGGCCAGTATCAGATGACGCAGGCAAAGGCATCTTTGTTGCAACAATACGCCAACGGTAACGACCCATCTGGATATAACAAGGCCGAGACGACGTTTGACCGAAATGCCGACCCGCGCATCTGGGAATATCAGTCGATTCAGGATCCAACCGCGCGCCAGCAATTCGCGGCAGGCGTGCTGAAGCAGGATCCGAAGTTCGGTCAGAAAATTCAGGCGCTTGAGCAAATTGGAGCCTTGCAATGAGCATTGCAGATCAGTTTGCGGCTGATGCAGCGGCTAACGGTGGAGTCACACAACCTCCGGTATCGCTTGCGCAGCAGTTTGCCGCCGACGCTGCTGCTGGCGCGCAGCCAAACGTACGCTCAGCGGCATCGCAAAGAGCAACGGCGCAAGGCTTGAAACCGAATCCGCTTGCGACGTCTGGACTGGCAAATGATCTCGCTGCTGGCGGTGCATCGCCAGACACACTCGCGCAACTTGGGCAGATCGGCGGCGCAGCAGCACACAGCATTGGCAGCATGCTCAACAACGCTGCCAATGCTGTGGAGAAGGGAGTAGCGGCCGGCGCAAACATGATTCCCGGTGTTCGCGGATCGTCTTTAGGCAACTGGTTGACCAACACTGCGAATAGTGACGTCGCAGCGCAGTCTGCTGCCGATAAGCAATTTGCGGCTACAGCGTCGCCCGGGCAAAAAGCAACCGCGTTTCTTGCGCCAGCACTCCTTCCGATTGGGGGTGCAATGGCTGGGGCCGGCACGATCGGCAACGGCGTGGCGAGTGGACTTCGGATGCTTCCCGGCATGGGTAGTGGTGTCGGCTCGTCGATTGCAGGAGCGTTGGGCACGGGCGCGGGCAATGCCGCACTCGGAGCTGCATTTGGTGCTGCTGCGCCGGTTGACTCGTCGCAGCCCTATGGGGCCCAGTTGGCCCGCAATATGGGAATGGGTGCTGCACTGTCTGCTGGCTTTCCAGCAGCAGCGTCGCTTGTTCGCTCCGCAGGAGCACAGGTCGGAAACGCGCTGCGGCCAGTGTTGCAACCGGCGCGGTATGTTGGCGAGGGACTTGCGTCTGGATTCACACCGCAGGATGCCGCGACCGTTGCGGCTAACATTCGAAATGCACCGACTTATGTACCCGGTGCGGCACCTACCACGGCACAGGTCTCGGGGAGCCCGTATCTAGTACAAACAGAGAAGGCGTTGTCGAACTCGTCTCCGGATTTCCGCAATGGGTTGCTCAACCAGCAGATTGCAAATAACAATGCCCGCTGGGATGTAGTGAATGGAATTGCTGGGACGCCCCAGACGCTGCAAGGTGCAGTGGATGCTCGTGAAGCTGCTGCGGGGCCAGCCTATCAGGCGGCTCGGGCGAACACTTATCCCGTCGACCAGGATCTTGAGACGCTTATGCAGCGTCCAGCAATGCAACAAGCATTGGCACGCGGGATTTCAATAGCACAAAATGAGGGTAACCAAGGGTTCGCGCCAGCCGTTGCGGGTCAGGCCGCGCAGTACGCCAATCTGCCTACCGGTGGTGTCGGATTTAATGGGCAACCGCTCTTTCAGCAGGTATTGACACGCCCATCAACTCCTGGGCAGCCAGCGCAGATCTCGGGAGACGTCCTGCACTACATGAAGTTGGGGATGGATGATCTGCAAGCGAGTGCCGCGGAAAATACGCGTCTGGGCCCGCAGGAACGTCGCGCGATCAACACAGCGCAAGGCGATTTCCTGAACTGGCTGGACAATGCATCGCCGGATTATGCGCAGGGGCGCGCTGCATATGCTGCCAATTCGCCCCCGGTCAACACGATGACGGCTGCTCAGCGATTGCAGGCTGATTTGGCGCAATTGTCGCCGAATGCAGCGCAGGTTCCGAACATCACCTATCCTGCCTTCCGCGGGCGATTTGCGCAGGCGCTCCGAGGTGATCCAAACGTCGCGCAGTTCGGTATCGATCCCGCTGCACAGGCCGCTTTGCAGGGAGTCCAATCGGATCTTCAGAGGGAGATGGTATCGAATTCAATTCGTTCACCCGGATCTGATACAGCCTACAACTTGGCTGCAAACGGATGGCTCGCGCGCAACCTGTATGGGCCAGGTTTTCAAGGCGCTACCGGGTTAGGGAAGGGCGCTGCCGCGGCGGCGACCGCGATTGCGGGTCATCCAGTAGCGGCCCTTGGGGTCTACGGCGCCGGGAGTCGGTTGGGGCAGATGGTGGGGGATCGACTTCAGGCGCAACTCGGCGACTATTTGCTTAATCCATCAACGGTTCTTCCGTTCCTCGACAGTCGGGCCAACGTTAATGGGCTCCCCATTAACGGCTTCCATAATGCGGTGGGTCAAGGACTTCTGCGTTACGGGCGCCCAGTCGCTCTCGGAGGTCTTTTGGGTTCCTTCGTAAATCCCTAGCAGGAATGCTGGGATGCCTACGATCAATAGGGCCATTACCCAATGATCAATCAAGAACTGGAAGAGCATGACAGACCCCGGAAGTTTCGAGCGATTGTAGCTCAACTAATAAAAGCCACCTTCGGGTGGCTTTTCTTTTTTGCAAGGTGATCCGAAATGCCTCTCTGGCAATGGTCTACCACTCCAGCAAACAACGCGAGCGCTGGATCGATTAATTGGGCTGAAGGGCAGCCGCCGAGCACCGTGAACGATTCGGCGCGCCAGATGATGGCCGATGTCGCGGCATGGTTTGCGGGGCCTGAATGGCTGAATTACGGCCAGACGCCGACATACGTCAGCGCGACGCAGTTCACGCTCGCCGGCAATCAGGCATCGATCTACACCGTCGGGCGCCGCGTGCGCGCCACGGTATCGGCTGGCACGATCTACGGCACGATCACGGCATCTGCTTACACGTCGCTCACGACCGTAACGGTGGCATGGGACTCGGGATCGCTCGACAGCGGCGTCTCCGAGGTCGATGTCGGGATTATGGATCCCACCCATACCACGCTGCCGAGCGGGATTCCGGCGACGCTTTCAAAGCTCACGGTGAATGCGTCGAGCATGTATCTGGGTGGCGGGTCGCTTGCAGCAGAAGTCGACCTGATCATGAACAACGCGAATACCGCCGGTCAGTATTTCCTGAACAATTCCGGCCTGATCGGGTTCTACGACCTGACGCGCACGATCCTGCGGTTTTCGTCGGACACGTCAGGGAATTTCACGGCCGCCGGAAACATCACGGCGAATTCCGACGAGCGCCTCAAGGACAACTGGCAAGACGTTCAGCCGGGATTTCTCGAAGCGATCGCCGAAGTGCAAAGCGGCACGTTCGAGCGCATAGCCACCGGCGAGCGCAACGCGGGCGTCACGGCGCAGTCGCTGCAAAAAGCACTTCCCGAGGCGGTTCTCAAAGGCCCGGATGGATTCCTGTCGGTGGCCTACGGACAGGCCGCTCTTGTGGTGTGCGTCGAGCTCGCGCGGGAGGTGTTGCGCCTGCGTTCACTGCTGGAGCCCGTCAAATGACGCTCCCGAGTAGCTTTCCCCTTTCCATGTCTCAGGTCGCAGCAGAACTGGGTCTGTCGCTGCCTCTGTCCTTAAGCCATCCGTGGGTGCTGGCGCTCGTCAACAAGGCCGGGCTTCCAGTGAGCTTCACCGATCTGCTTGGGCGCTCTGGATCATTCAATGGGTCGCTGACTGGCAACGCTGCGGGCGGCGCAAATGTGCAGATCTCTTTCGGCGGCGCGCCGATGTTCGGCAGCACGCTGAACGTGTGCACGCTAGAGCCGTCGATTACAACGACCGTCCTGTCTTTCAATTCCGTGCCGCAGTACACGGGAAATCTGAAGCTGACCAATAACACGACCGGTGTGAGCCTCGTTCTTCCGCATGCCAGCGGTGGCGTGTGGCAGAACTCCAGCTCCGCGCCGGCCAATCTACTACGTGCAGGCTTCACGGATAGCTTCACGCTAGTTCCTTCCACTTAACGGGGTCTTCATGGATCAAGCCATGCTCATTGCCGAACTCCGCGCGCGAGTCGATGCGACCGACGACGCGATTGAAAAGCTCGACGCGCGCGTGACGCGACACGACGAGATTATCGCCACCTTGCGCGAGGCCGTCGCCAAGGTAGCGACGAAAGAAGACGTGGCCGCGCTCCGGGACGACATCAACAAGACGCACTCCCAGCAGATGTCCGACGCCATCAACTCGATCCCCGGCCGGTGGGCGGCGATCTTCGCCGGGATTCTTGCCCTGGCCGAAATCATCAAGCTATTCCATGGATGAAATCACTGAAGGGCGCTTCGCGCTGCTCGATGACCGCCTCGACCATTACGGGGAGCGGATCGCAGCGCTGGAAACCGCGCACGCGGATCGTGAGGCCGACGACAAGCACGCCGAGGGCATGCGCCTGAACTGGATCGTCGTGGCTCTTTTCGCATTCGAGCTGCTCATCGGCGGCTGGCAACTCTGGTGGACTGTCCATCATGCGTGAATTCATCATGCGGCTCTATCTGACGATCCGCAAACCGCGCAATTTCCTGAAGATCGTTTTCGTCTTCATCGGCACTTCACTGGCGCTCCACTGGCTGCGTGGCTATGACGCCGACTTTGGCGCAACGAACCTCATTCTGTCGATCGACGCCACGATCGCCGGCACGATCATGCTGATGTTCCAGGAAGAGGGCGCTGAACGCATGGAGCGCATGGTTGAAGCGCTCATCGGCATGGCCGAGGCCGCACATTCGCGCGACGCCGAACAACTCGCACTTCTACGCTCGATGAAAGACGCGGACGAGCGTCTCCTGAAAATCCTCACCGGAGAGAAAAATGACCTGGCTTGATATTGCACTTCCGCTCATCAAGGGATGGGAGAAATGCCGCCTGGTAGCTTACCCAGACGCACGCTACGGATGGCGCAAAGCCACCGTGGGATGGGGCGCTACTGGGCCGGCCATCACGCAGGGAACCGTATGGACGCAAGATCAAGCGGACGCTGATTTGATTTACCGTGTAACGGGCATCGGCGCGCATATCGATTCGCTCGTCACCGTGCCACTTACCGACGAGCAGAAGGCCGCGCTGTGCGACCTGATATACAACATCGGGCTCGGTGCATTCGAGAATTCGACTCTCCTGCGCATGCTTAACGGTCACAACGAGCAGGGCGCGGCCGATCAATTCCGCGTCTGGAATCAGAGTGATGGAGAGGTGCTTCAAAACCTCGTGGATCGCCGCGATGCCGAGCGAGCGCTATTCATTCTCGGGGCTGATTTCTCGAAGGATCCTGTACCGGGGGAAGCGCAGCCGCAACAGGAGGTGTCCGCATGAACCAGACATCTCCATGGCTTACTGGCGGCGCGACGATCACCGTTGCCACGCTTGAGCCGCTTGTGAGCTGGGCGCTCACCGGCTTCCACCAACCCATGCCCGCTGCTGTCCCCGGTGTCGTCGCCGCGCTGCTTCTGACCGGCGCGCACGCCGTCGTCAATCTCATCGCTTCCCACACCGGCAAGTCCGCCGAACCGAAGTAACCACCCCACGGAGTCACCCATGAAATCGAAGATGCTGCTTCTCGCGGCAGGCTTAGTCCTGTCCGCTCTCTTTGGCTGCTCGACCGCCCAACAGCAGACCGCCGCAGGCGATCTCGCGAAGCTCCAGACGACGGTCGTCAACGGCTGCTCGGTCGTGCAACCAACGCTGCAAAGCATCGCCGCGCTCGATCCGACCGTGGCCGCGGCTGCGACCGCAAATGGGCTGTTCTGCTCGACGGCCGGCGCCATCACCGTGACCTCTGTGCAGACGCTGCTCGCGACGGGCGTACCAGCGATCGAAAAAGCCATCAACGAGTCGACGCAGATCCCCGCGAATCAGAAGCCCATCTTCATTGCGGCGATCGGCATTTTCGAGTTGACGCTACAGAATGCGATCACGGTCTATGGGCAACCCCCAGCGGTAACTGTGCCGAATCCAATCCCAGTGCCAGCTTCGCCCGCGAATTCGTCAATTCCTACAGTCTGGCAAAACCCCGTCAATATGCCGTTGATCGTTCCTGGAACGATCCAGCAATTTGAGGCGTTGTAATGGACTGGACAGCACTGCTGCTCGCTGCACGGCGAGCAAACGCCGCGTATATCGAAGATCAAGCCGCCTCCAGGGCGGCTTTTTCGTCTCTGGGCGATGACTGGATATCGATGTATGCAGACGCAAGCCATCAGGCCGTGCTCTCCGCCACGCCCGCGGGCGAAACGCATCTGAGCATCAGCGGCACGCGCGCGAGCGAAGGAAAGCTGGCAGACGTGTGGGCGGATGCGCGGCTTGATCCAGTTCTGTGCGGCGGGGGGACAGCGACCGCAGGCGTGTGCGAGGGGATGCAGGAGCTTTGGGATTGGGTTCTCCAGACCGTCCCGGCAGACATTACGATCTCCGTATGCGGTCATTCGCTCGGCGGCGCGCGCACGCATCTGACGCCTGCATTCGTCCCTCGCGAGCGCATCGGCGCGCTCCATTCGTTCGCCGCTCCCAAGTTCATCGCTGCGGACTTCTACGCCGCGCATCATGACGCACTTGCGAGCATGGTCTGCGTGCTCAACGGGCGCGACGGATGGGCTAGCTGGCCGTGGTTCGACAAGCGCTGGACTGCGCGCCCACCGCTCGAACATATCTGGTTGCACGACGCCGGCTTCGATCTCGTTCTGGGCGATCTATGGCCCGGTGGCTGGGCATTCGCCGATCACGACATGGATGCGTACCAGACTCGGATCACTGCGCTGGAGGCACTCGACGAGTATTCTAGGTACTGATGCTGTAGCCGCGTACTTATCTAGCGGCCTTCGAGCGCAAATACCGGAAAATCCCGCATTTAAAAACACAGCGAGGATCAGGCGGCGGGGCGTGGCTGCACCCCAAACTCGCCGTTCGTTTCGCGCAGACACTGCTCCATGCAGCCTCGCCTAGACTTGTGGTGAAGGAGGTGTGCCCATGGACAAAGAGCTAGTACTGGCCGTGCTGCGGAACTTCGCCCGCGACGACTCACTACAGGCTGCTGAGGCATTGTTCGATCTGATCGAGCTGCTGGCGAGGACTCACCAGACGATGGACAACGATGACTGGGAGGTCATTGCGATCGTCGGTGGCCTGCTGTGGCGCGCCGAGATGGGAGGGACGGATGCAGAGGGAGAGTTCGAGATGCTTATGAGGCGTCTGCGGAAATGAAAAACCCCGCACGGGGCGGGGCTACTTGACGAGCTTGAGTCTTCTTAAATCTTCAACAGACCAACCGATGTCGTCGAGCATGCCCTTTAGAAGCTTTGGCCCGAATGTCTTGTTGGGATGATAGTGAACTGAGACGCGGCTCTTTGTGTTGGGATGGCGATAAATGCGAATAGACCCAGGGCCCGGCTCAAGCTCGAACCCATCGCGCTCCAAAGCGCCGATCAACTCATCTGCAGACATGCTGCGGAGTTGATCCCAGATGTGCCCCGGGAAGCTCACGCTTCTACGAGCACTTCTTCTACGGATTCCGCAGCACCAAGACCGACGTGCGCACCTGCGGAGGGCATTATCCCCACAGGAATCGGTTCATCATGCCGAACCAACGACTGTACGTAGGCGCTGACCGCAAGCATGGCGTTGCTGCGCGCCTGGTCGGCCGTGTCTCCATCTACATGCACGCCTTTCAAATCGGGGCAATATGCGTAATACGAATCGCCGTCCTGTTCGACTTCGATCCGAACTTTGACCTTGAATTTCAT